GCTTGCGTTGCAGCACTAGGAAAACTAAATGCTAACGAACCAAAGTTAACAGAGAATCTTAAAAACATAACGGAAGAAGATCTTGAAATGTTATCAGAAAACATGGAGGAAATCACTGATGGTGTAGTAGCTGAGGTTGGTGCTTCAGCAGAAGCTGGAGAGGAACAAAAATCTGAAGAATAATCGGATATATAAAAAAACAAAAATGGAAAAGAACCTAGATTACGTATTAATATTAGAGAAATCTTCTCATAGTCTTAGAACAGAGAAAAAAGGAGGAGATTATTTTCTTGAGGGTGTTGCAGCTGTCTTTGGGGTTGAAAACTCAAATCATAGAATATATGAAGAGAATGAATATCTACCACACTTAGATTATCTTAAGAAGAAAATCGATCAGAATCGTTTACTTGGTGAATTAGATCACCCTAAAGAGTTTGATGTCTCACTTAAAAATATTTCTCACGTTATCACGGATCTTTCATACGATAAATCAAACAGAAATGTAAAGATCAAAGTTAAACTTCTAGATACTCCAGCAGGGAAAATAGCTAAAAGCTTAATCGATGCAGGTATACCTATTTCTATATCATCTAGAGCAGCTGGTAACGTAAAAGAGAATAAAAAAGTTGAGATTAAGAAAATTTTTACTTACGATTTAGTTGCTGATCCTGGTTTTGAAAATGCTCAATTAGAAAGAGTTTATGAAAGTTTAGGATCTCATATTCCTTCTGAATCAGTAAAAGATTCAATTATTTCTTCCTTAACTAACATAAATGAAAGTTTTGGACTTAGAAAAAATTCTAACACGCAGATATATAGAATAAAAGATACGGAGAAAATCTCTAGACTTTTAAAAGAAAACACAAATAATTCAAGAAACATGGACAATAACTTTGTCACTGCAGAAGAGCTAAACGAATATTCATTAATCCTTAAAAAAGAGATGGATTCTTTGAAAAATGAGATGAGATCAGTTTCTAGAGGAACATCTACTGGCAATTATTCTGATGATAGTGCTTTAGAAGAAAGAATACAAAGATTAGAAAAATATTCAGAGTATCTAGCAGAAAATTTAGAATCTGCTATTAAATATGGAGATTACTTAGCTGAAAATTTAGAAGGATCTATTTCTTATAACAAATATTTAGCTGAAAATTTAGATAAATCAATTACTTATGCTAAATATTTAGCTGAGCATGTTGATGGAAACATTTCTTACTCTGAGTACATCGCAGAAAATCTTGATAACAATATTGCTTATAGCAAGTATCTTGCAGAGAATTTAGATAGAAACATTTCTTACTCTGAATACTTAGCTGAAAACTTAGACAAGAATATTTCTTACTCAGAATATCTAGGAGAAAACTTAGACAAGAATATTTCTTACTCTGAGTATTTAGCAGAGAATTTAGACAAGAATATTTCTTATTCTGAATACTTAGCTGAAAACTTAGACAGAAATATTTCCTACTCAGACTACTTAGGAGAAAATCTTGATAAGAGCATTACTTATTCTGACTACTTAGGAGAGAAATTAGATCAAAACATTTCTTACTCTGATTACCTAGGAGAAAAATTAAATGGTAATATTAACTATTCTGATTATATAGCTGAAAAAGTTAAATCTGGTATCGATTACACTGAGTATTTAGCTGAATCTATTAACAGAAACAAAACAAAAAAGAATCTTTCACAAAACGTGAATGAGTCTATTAACGAAGGAAGAAGAACTTCAGGATTCTCTGGAGATTATACAGATCTTTCATCAAAAGTTGATAAATTAATCGAATCTGTTAACACAACAAAAACAGATCAGATCATAAACGAAAATAAATATGCTTTCCTAAAGCTTGTTGATGACAGGACTAAGAAAGGCTTTTTATCCTTGAACGAGGCCGAAAAACAAAAGGTCGCTAAGGCTCTTAACGAGCAGAACTATACTTCGGGTACGGATGTAGTTCAAATTATGGGATCCGCTTTAGCTGAACAAGCTAGTTCTGGAGAAAAATTCCTAGATATGATTCCAGTTGATTTAGTTCCGGCTTGGAACTCTCTAAATGAATCGCAAAAAGGGGCAATTATTGCTCAAAGCAAATTCTACAAATTAGAGACTCCTTACCAAATTAACAACTTCTGGAAAACTAGAGGACTTAGACCAGCACAAGCAAATTCTTACGAATCGCTAAACGAATCTCAAAACACTAACAACCCTGTTAACACTGGAGTAAGTAACTCTTACATGCAGAATATAGCAGCAGAGTTAGAAAAAAGATTTAAAAAATAATCTAACAAAATGCAACTCTTAAACGAAAACGAGATTTACGAAACGTGGTCTCCAATTATCGAGAGTAAGACCGGTATGACGGATCGTTCAAAGGTAGAGTGGTTATCTAAATATTGCCACTTCCATTCATTAAACGAATCTGCCGGAGCTTATAACTCTCTAGGCGTATTAAACGGTATGGGTAACGTACTTCCTGCTGGTAACTACCAAGGTGGTGCAGCTGGTGCGGGTCCTGCTGGTTTCTACTACAACAACACTTATGACGCTGGTCGTCCATATGTTGGTTCTGGTGATAAATTCCCATCATTACTTCCATTGGCTATTCAGGTAGCTGCTAAAACCGTTGGTTTTGACATCGTTCCTGTTATTCCTATGGCTGGTCCTACTGGAGTATTATCTTACCTAGACTACGTATATGCAGGTGGTTCATTAGCTGGTAGTTCAGCTGACTCTACTAGCAACTATGTAGCTAACACTCCTGACATGATTAAAATCCCTACGGCTATTGCTTCTCCAGCAACTGGTCTTGTAGTAGGTGATAATTATGTAATCGGTGTTGGTCTTTCTTCTTCAGTTAACCTTGCAACAGGTGGTAACGCTGCAATCGGTGTATTCATCGGTAACTCACGTATCGATGGTTTCCCTATTTTCAGAATCCTTGCTATTGGTAACGGCGACTCTATCGCTCAGGTAATTCCTGCTGCTGGTACTGCTGATATCTATGCAACTACATGGACTACTGGTACTGCTTTAACTGCAGTTAACGTTGGTTCTTTAGCTGCTTCTACTGCTGGTAACGCTGTATTAGTTAAAACGTTAGAAGATCATATCCAAGGTTTCTCTGGAGCTGGTCCTGAAAACGATAACGATTGGCAAGGTCCATACGTAGACGGTACTAAAAACTACGATCCTATGTTAAGAGGAGTAGGTGAGACAACTTATTACAAGTCATTAGGTCTTTCTACTTTCACTAAGTTCGTAGAAGCTGGTACTTTCCAAGTTGCTGCTTCTGTTACTACTGAGCAAATCCAAGACCTTAACAAGCAGTTCGGTATCGACGTAGTTTCTATGATCGAGAACGCACTTGTTAATGAGGTTTCTCAAGCTATTAACAAGCACATCTTATCTAGAGCTTATGCTCTTGGATGGTCTAACCACTCTCAGTTCTTAATCACTGAAAACACAAACCTTAACCTTAACTTAGTTATTGGTGGTGCTGCTACTTATAATGTACCTAACTACATCGGTAAACAAGGTACTGCTGTAACAGGTGGTTCTAAACCAGGTGCGGTTGCTGGTCCTGCTTCAGGTACTTTTGAGAACTTATCAACAGTTCAAAGAAGACTTTACTCTCGTATCTTAGCTGCTGCTAACGTAGTTGCTAACAGAGGTCGTAGAGGTCCTGCTAACTTCATCGTTACTAACTCTCAAATTGCGTCTGCTTTACAAGACATCAGTCAGTTCACATTCGCTCCGTTTACTAACACACTTACTCAAAACAACGGTACATTATACCCTGTAGGTTCACTTGCTGGTATGACTGTATATGTTGATCAAAACATGTCATTCGGTGACACTAGAGTATTGGTTGGTAGAAAAGGTGCTGATGATGAGCCAGGTATGAAATTCATGCCTTACATGATGGCAGAATCAATCCAAACAATTTCTGAAGGTACAATGTCTCCTAAGATCGCGGTTAAATCTCGTTACTCTTTAGTTGAGGCTGGTCACCACCCAGAAACAATGTATTTCGTATTCCACGTTAACACTGGAACTGCTACTGCTATCATCTAATAGTAACAGTATAAATACATACTTAAAAGGGTCTTCTTCGGAAGACCCTTTTTTATTTCCGGGAGGTTTTTGGATATATAGAATAAAAGATAAATTATGTTATTTGAAAATGCAAGTCAATTCCAAAAAGCAAAACAGGTTCTTTTAGAAAACGATAGGGATATTGATAAAACTGCTCGTATTTTGAAAAAATCTCCGATGTTTAGTGAAATATCAGAAGGTGAATTAATATGTCAGCTAGCGGAGCTAAACGAAGGATTAGGCGATACTATAATGAATTTTTTAAGTGGAGCTTTCGGTGGTGATGTTAGTAAGTTAAAAACTGTACTTACTCAAATGAAAGAACAGGAACTTAAATACAACAGAGAAGAATATCAGATATATGACGAGTTCTATAATTTACTACAAGACCAAAAAGCTCTAGATAA